ACCTGCACCTAACACAGCCCCAATAGAAGGGACAGCCTCTACAATACCCTCCATAATACCATCAGCTTGTTTAGCTTCTTGATCTGCTTCAGCTTCATTGATTACACGCATAGCTTTGCCAGCTTCTACAGCATCATCATAACCTACAATCTCACCCCCACTCTGTATAGCTGCACCAATAGTTGCTTGGAGTAAATCAACACCCCTACTGATTCTATTATCTGGCTGTCCTAGTCCTTGAGGTCTACTAACATCCACATTAGTAGCATTACCTACAGCACTATCTATCAGTGAGCCACTTGTTGTGGGAGCACTAGCTTGCTGATCTATAAGAGATCCACCCCTTACAGGGGCTTGCTCATTGGTAGTAATTGTTACTTGATCTATCAAGCTTACCATATTAGTTTAGTCCTAGTTGTTCACCTAAGTCAGCAGAAGCGAAGTCACCTCTTTCCCACCAACCTGTATCTCTAAAGAACCCTTGACGCATCATGTGGTCTATTACTTTAGACGTTGGGTCGCCTTGAAAGCCATTCAATCGTTCTGACTCAGCAAATGAAGCATATATCTTACCGAGTCTTCTTGTGGTAGGGTCATCTGCTTTACCCTTAAACCCTGCCGACAACAGAGTGTCTACACCTTGAGCTTGTTGCGTAGCCCCTATCTGAGGTACTAACGATCCTTTAGCTTTTTCAGCTTCCGAAAAGAGTTTTAATGCTTGCGCTTGTCTAAGTTTTGTTTGGGCTATTGTGTTTGCCTCGTCTATTGGTCTTCCTGCAGCATCACGTGTGGCTTTTTCCACATCTAGCTCAAACCTACCTATATCAATAGTGTTCTCAAGGTCTTGTTGAGTTGCAGCCGCTAAGTCAGCACGAGCCTGCCTAGCTTTAGCATCATCCTTTTCTTGTTTAGCGATAGCTTTATCCTTACTAGCAGTCTTAGCAACTCTACCTGCTTGCATAGCAAGTCCTAAGTTAACGCCTAAGTCATTACCATTCTGAGCTGTTGCCATTAAGGTTAAGCCAATGGTAGTTAGATCAAACTGATCATTGAACCCCTGCCACACACTCTTCTCAATACCTTCTGGAGCTTCTTGTTGAGTCTCAAAAGACTTGCCTTGTGCTTCCATAGAAGCCTTAGCAATACCTGCTGTACTTGCAGCCTCTTGTGGAGTCACTGTGGTTGCATCAGTACTCATACGTTGATGTACGTCAGCAGCATCTTCCATAGCTTCAGGAGTTACAACCTTCCTACTAGGGATGCCATTAACATCTATAGATAAGGCAGATATATCACCCACCTCTTTTCTAGCAGGTATAGTGCTTCCATCAATACCTAACACTTCAGAACCCCCTGCCGCAGCAGGAGAAGCTACACCTGTAGAGCCTCTGTTTGAATGCAGTAAATTTGAAAACGCTTCCATTCCAGCATTTGCATTATCTACAAAAGACCCTGAATTATCTACAGGAACCTCTTGCCCTGTTAGACCTGCATAAAACTCCCTACCTCCTTGAGCAATCTCTGGAGCAGCACCACTATACAAGCCAAAAAGACCTCTACCTGCATCACTAAAGGCATTAGTAGCTATATTAGCTCCTGATGCGAGAAGACCTGCTCCCTGATTTACCCTCTCCCCTAGCTGTCCAGTGAAACTTAATTGCGAAGGTTGTATTGTAGGAGTAGAAGCATACAAAGCCTCTAGGTGAGCTTTCCTATTAGACATTGCTTGATTTCTCTGTCTCAACTCTGCATCTAATCTATCTTGTAACGTAACCATTATATTATCTCCTTGCTGGGATTAAATCTCTATTGATACCTGTCAGATCCCCAACACTAGGACCACCACCAAACAGACTACTAACACCTCCACCTATCATACTACCAATAGGGCCACCAGCTATACCACCAATAGTTGCTGCTGCACCTAGAGCAGACTGTAAGGCATTACCCTTAGTCACTTGTGTATTAGTAGACGTACTCTCCCCCATCAATGGGTTGGAAGCTAGGAAGTTCTGGAACTCAGCTTGGTTCTGCATCTGTGCTTGTCTTGGTGCATTGTATTGTTGTATATCATTCTGTAGCTCTTGCTGACTACGTGCAGTTCTTTGATTACCAATGTCTTGAGTAATCTGACTAGGCAATAAGCCTAAGCCTATAGATTGTGGAGCTAGTTGCTGTGCTCCTAGAGCAACCTGCTGCCCACCTAATGCAGCTTGTGTTATTGCATTCTGCATATTCCTGTTAACTTCACCACCAAACAAGCCTAAACTCTCACCTACTTCTGAGCTACCAAACTGACCTGATGCTGTACCTTGTTGAAAGATACCTTGACTACCTCTACCAAAGTTTACATTCGCTTGGTTTAAAGCATCCTCAACCTGTCTCTGAAACACACTGTTACCATCTAGATTACCTGCTTGTAAGAGGTTAGTGAAGGCTCCTTGTTGAGCATTAACTTGATCTTGTAACCCACCACTAGCTAAACCTAGCTGTTGGTTCTGAGCTTGTCGTATCAAAGCATTCTGATCTGCTAGCTGACTACCTTGGTAGATACCACCAGTACCTTGGCCATAGAGATTCTCTGCTCCAGACAGGGCTTGTTGTCCTGCTGCAGCAAGCTCAGGATTAATCCTAACTTCATTAGTACTTGTCTGTTTTTTATCACCTGACATTTTATAACACCTTATTTAAAATAATTCGATCACTTGTATAATCAGGAAGTAACTTCTTCCAAGCATACCTCCCATGCATTTCAACTAAGTCACATCCTAAATCTCTTCCATAATCTTCCACTTCAGATAGGAGATGTAGCCATTCTTCAATCTTATCTCCACCAAGGAGATGTAACATTAATATCTTTGATGTAGGGTATTCATAAACCTTAACAGTGAAAGCACCAATAACATCCTCACCCTCTTTAATCAACCACAACACAGACATCCCATCATAGATACTTTTCAGTACAGCACTCAGAGAGTACTCAGGAGCCTTTGTGAGAGCCTTTCTAAGATAGTGCTCTACCATACTCTTGTTGTCTGTAAGTTGCTCTAGCGTCCTTATAGGAGCTATATTAAACATCTATCCACCTCACCAATAATTTTACTAACTACCATGTGTTTGTATGTATCGTTACCCAAGCATAAGTACTAGCACCTGTCTGCATAACAGCATCAACGTAACTGTTGTTGGCATCAGACCTATACCTCAATGCTCCCAGTTTAGAGGATGTTGCAGAGATTGTACTTTCCCCAAGCTGTGTGTAACCTGTAACTCGCACACCGTCTGATACTGTCTCAAGCCTTTTACTATTGTTGTATCTCAGCTCTGCCCCTGTATTACCTCCAGCACTAGAGAAGCCAGTGACACATATCTGGTGATCTGTGCCATTGAATGTTCTTATGTGGACATCATCACCTAGACCATTTGTTTGTAGGTAGTTTGCTGTAGAAGTTCCAAAGTTTATTACACCCTGTACTGTTAAATAGCCTGCCACATCAAGGTTGGTGGATGCGTATAAGTCTCCTGCAACGGTAGTGTCTCCAGCACTATTCACACTAAACCTTATAGTAAATGTACTTCCATCCCAATGACCTAGATCAAACCTATCTCCTGCAGGTACTGCTATATCGCCCTCAGTTGAGCTAGCACCTGAGATTAATAGTGAGGGTCTCCCTATAGTTCCCTTTAGGTTAAGCATACCCGTATCCTGCTCTGTATCAACAAAGTCAAAGATGTCGTTACCAATAGTAACCCTAGTGTCAGTGTTAGTTCGATACCCACCAGAGCTGGCGTTACTTGATCCCCCCGCTATGATTACTCTTGCGTCCCCTGCACCATTTTGACCAGTGAGGAAAGCAATATTACCTGCATGTTCTACGTCGGAGTTACCATAAAGGTGCATCCCTGCGCCTGCACTACCTGCACCAAAGGAATCACCAGTTGAGTATATCTGAAGCTCATCTCTACCAGTTGAAGCATTCTTCTGTATTAGGGCATTATTACCAGACGCCCCTATAAACCTAATCTCATTATTAAAGATTAGCTTTTCAATAGTAGTCTCATCTACAACGTAGTTAGCATTATTAACAAAGCCAGCTAGCCCTATATTAGCCTTAGTTAGTTTGTACTGATTTCCAGAGCTGTCAACAACTACAAAAAAGTCACCATCGGTATCTGAGGTAGACGTAGACAGGTCATCCAGATTAACATTAAAGGTCTTACTTACTAAGTTTAAAGCAACCCCTGCTAAATATTCATTGTCTATTTGAGAACTAATTTCCCCAAGAAATCCCGATAGTTGTGCTAGCTCGTTTTGTAAATAGAGGGATAGAGTTTTAGCACCCTCCTCGGTAAGTGTTTGGGGTGGGGGGTTTGATGTATACTCTAACCTACTCATCGTTCTCCTACCTCCTTATACTCCACTGTATACCCTGTTAGGTTCCAGCTAGTCGATGTAACGGATTCAAATTTAACAGCGATATATCTACCACTAACTCTGAAGTCTGCTTTATAGTCCTGATCTATCTCAAAAGTAACAGGTTGGCTCCATGCTATACCTTGTCCTTGCCTATCCTCACTACCGACACTAACCTTAACAGTTCCCTCTCCTATGAAGTGAGGAGTTATTGTATTGACATATTTGTAATTTAAGTCATCTTGGAAATCTAATCCTATACGTTCAACGCTACTTGTATAAGCTAAACCATCTAAGGTTGTAGATAGATTGGCTTGAAAGAACTTACTGTCTGCATAGTTAGACAATAGAAGCTCTGTCTCAGAGGGGTTGTAACTACCCTCTCCCCATTGTGTAGTGTCCTCATCCCATGAACCTGCTGGACTACCATCCCACGTATCACTCTCTACAGGGTTAATGTCACCTACCGCTATATGTGTTATATCTTGTATCGCTCTAGGACTCCAATCATTAGTCTCCCAGTTCCATACTAAAGCTCTATCGCATAAACCATTAGTACTATCAGTGCTTGGGAAGTATATCCAAACCTCCTTATTAGGAGTGTCTGCTACACATTTAACTCTGTTGAAATATGCACCATTGATCTGAGAGAATAGGTTACGCTTAATCTTGTTAGTTATAATAGATTCTTTAGTGGTTCCATCATGTATATAGACATCACTACTTGTAACTACAAAGTGCTTGCCGTCAAACTCTGTAATACAATCAGAGCTTAATGCTCCCTGATCACTAAATATCTTACGGAAGTTAAATGTAAATGCACCTCCAATAAATTGCATTCCCCAAACACTGTCACTCTTGTATACCATAAAGGTGTTGTTTAAAGCTCTACCATCTATAAGTACACCACCACTATCTGCTAAGGAGTTCTCTCCAGCCTGACTAGCAGGGTTTACATTGTCCCAATCAGCAGGAACAGAACCAGTAGGAGCTGCATTGCTCCATCTAACTAAGCTAGGGATGTTCTCGCCTGCATCGTCTGTGATGTTCAAAGCAATCAAATAGTTCTTGAAGGGACGTACAACAGCAGCAGTATAGTCTGTAGGCCACCCTGTCAAGTCTTTCATCTTAGCTGTAGTTGTGTCGTAGTACTGAGGAGCATCCACACTATTGTTCATAATGGCTACTCCGTTAAATATATCTCCTGTCCAACCCTCTAAGAAATTACCTGTGTAATTTCCTGAGACCTTAGTTATATCTGTTTGAGTTGTTCCTTGTGTTTTGTATATCTTTGTTAGACCTCCATAGAACCAATTACCTACACCCTCTACGTTAGAGAACAAAGAGAATAAAGGGGCTATGTCTAAATCAGGAAACACTTGGCTGTAACCAAGCTCCCTGTTAGTGCGGAAGTTACGGAAGTTAATATTATTACCTGAACTCCAAACGTCATTAGGTAGCTCATAAGGAGACAGGTCAGATATAACTCCTTTAGGTCTTGTTACTTCTAATCTTTTATAAGGCATGAATCTTACTCACTACAGTTAGGTATTACCACTGAGAAATTAAGCTCTAAGCTGGTTGCTGTCTGTACAGCTAATGATGTAGGAGAGCGTCTAGAGTTAACCTGCCTAGCTAGAAACCTCAACTGTTTAGTTCCAAAAGTAGTAACTTCTAGAGGCTCCATACTAAAATCAAAACCACTAGATTGTAATATATATGAACCCGTCCCTGTATCATTAGCCCCAAAGGAGACAATACCTACTTCAGCTAAAGCTGCTGAGATGTCTAGGTATATTGTTATGGGGTTGTCATTAGGGGCTGCTATACTGAAGCCTGATATATCCACTCTACCCGCTAGAGTTATAGCATCGCCAACCCTAACACCTGAGATTCGTACAACTTCCAATTCTAATGATGTGTCCCCTACAACATCTGAACCCGCTAGTAAGGTGTTAACCCCATTAGCAACATAGTAGTCAATCTCCCCTAAATTAGCTGCAGATACATTACCAGTGATGGTAGAGTTCCCTGTGACATTGAGGGTGGGGGCTGTAACCGTACCTGTGAACGTGGGAGAGGCTATTGGAGCCTTGGTGTCAATCTGAGCCTGTAGGGAAGAACTAACCCCTGACATGTAATTCAACTCTGTCGCTGTAGCGGCAACGGCTACTTCCCCTAAAGAGGGGAATTGGTTTTGTAGTACGTCCTTAATCAATCGGAGATGGTTGTCTCCTTGGTTCTTATCGTCTGTCCCTGTAGGGTTAGTTCCTACTAACTGGTCTATATATGTTGCTGTCTCTAATCCCATTAGGATCTCCTTATAATGATACGCTTAATGGGCCACCTGACCACATTGCCTTGTCTTCCACACCTTGAAGCTCTTGTAGTATTGATCTAAACTTAGCTTCGTATGTAGCAGCATTCTGATCATCTCGTATAAACAAGAACAATTCTGTTAATGCTCCATACTTAAGAAGGTCGGGGCTGTTGGTTATGAAGATGTTAGTATCCGCATCTGCTACAAGAGCAGGTAGTTTCGTGTAGTAGTATAACTCTGCTTCAACTATATCGTTAACAGCAGGAGCCATGTGGAAGTTGGTTAGCTTACGAGCGAAGATGCAAGGATCTCCTGTGTACGTAGCATACTTATCAACTTCAATGATGTCTTTACGCTCTAGTGATCTATTACCTGTAGACAATGAAACAAGAAGTTCTTTAACTTCTTCATAGTCAGAGGGTATAGCAGCTACACCACTAGCAACTGTTAGAGTTGCTGATGCTTCCATGTCAGGAAGTCTTAATATTCTGTTAGCTCTATTCTGAGCTGTGTTGATAAAACTGTCCACTAAAGAATCAGAGATGTCGGATCTGTTACCCCAATCTTTAACCTCTGCCCTAAGCTCTGATAAGTTAGTTGCCATTTATAATCTTCCTGAGTCTGTGCGTAATAGTGAATACGCTGGATCACTTAGTCTTTGGAATATCTTTACTTTAACCATTGGGTCTGTAGTAAATTCTACGAAGGTGATACCCCACTCCTTACACCAAGCATCTACTATAGAGGTTGGGATGGAGGCTACCTTTCTCCCAAACGTATCCTTGTTGGTACGGTTGAGATTGTTATCTGCTTCTAGCTTATTACGTGCTAGTATATTACTTACGTCTTGTGTGGTTCCAATACTTAACGAACCATCTGAATTCTTTACAACGTGTTTCTTTAAGTCACTCATATTAATTCCTGTAGAAATAGCCCCTCCGAAGAGGGGCGTCAGTCTTAGCTTAAGTCAGCTATGATACCATTAGCAGCTTCTTGCTTAGAACACAAGGTGTACTCAGTTAGCATCTGCTTGCTCACACTATCACCAGTGATTGCCAAGTCTTGAGTCTGGAATGGACGGTAGTAGTCAACACTCCACATATCAGGCTCAATCAAGAACACTTCACGTTGACGCATGAAACGGTTAGGAACAACCATCAAAGCACCATAGTCACCTTCGTAAACATCAACAGCGTTGACGATAGTTTTATCATCTACGTTCTTGAACTTAGTACCAGCATTACCAGTGAAGCCAGTGATTTTGCGCTTCTGTGTAGAGTTACACATGATAGTAGTTGGATTACCACCACTTAACCATGTAGCATCAATTACAGAAGTTAGCATTGATTCGGTGAAAGCACGAGGAGTACCATCAGTACGAGAATCAGTACCGTCACCAGCAGGAGCACCGCCGTCACCAGCAGCAGATTCGTTAGTAGCAATCCATGATAGTACTGGAGCTAGTTCACGAGCAGTACCAGAAGAACCCGCTTCACGAGACTTGTTAGTACCTACCAAAGTGGTTTCCATATCACGCTTAATTTCTAAGCCTGCTTTAGCAACCTGATAAGCCATCTCTTGACTACGACCAGCGTTATCAGCAGCTTGGTCAGAACCAGTTACAGCAATAACTTTGTCAGCAATCTGAGTGTAGTTACCTAGACGAGTGGTTGCACCACGAGAGTCAGCTACAGCGATAGCACCTTCAACTGCTTTATTATCAGTAGGAGCTGCTAAAGAATCAGTTTGCCATTCGTGGAAAGTACCCTTAGCAGAACCACTAGATATAGCAGACTGGAAAGGAGTTTCGGTTGGTGAGATGTTTGAGATGATGTCAGTTAAGTCTTCACGAATACCGACACGATCAAAAGTTTCTACAACATTAGTTGGAATAGCCATTATATATTTTCCTTATTTATTTAGAGCGTCATGGATGAGCTTTGCTGCATCTCCGACTTTACCCGTTGATTTAAAATTAGCACGTTTTTGTTTAGTTTGTTGTGCCTTAACAGCACTAGCACTCTTCTTAGCCTTAGACCTAACAATAGGTTTGGCCTTAGCAGGAGAGCGTTTGTCACGAACTACAGCTTTCTTACCCTGCATCTCGTCATACAATCTAGCTTTGTTTAAGACAACAACATCACGAGCACTAGAAATACTATTGATCTCAGCTTCACTATACCCTAGAGTCTTTGCAAATGTGGCAACCCCTTCTCTGATAGCAGCTCCCTTTTGAGGATCTGCCCATTCAGGAATAACCTTCGATAACTCTTGAGCTTGTTCAGCTAAATACTTCTGCATTTGTTCAGTGTTGGCAGCTCGCTTCTGTGTTTCAGCGTGCTCCCAATTCTGACGTTGTGCTTCAATATTCTTAGCAACCTCTTGTACTTCTAATTGCTGTGTCACATAACCTAAAGGATCTTCAACCCTATCGATAGCTTCTAGCTTGGCTTGTGCCTGCACTAGAACTTGATTCTGAGCTTGAGCTTGTTGCTGATTGAACTGAATATACTTATCACGTTCAGCAGTTAGCTCCTGCTTCATAGTCTCGATAGAGGCTTTCTCTTCAAGTAATGCTTGGTTGTTTTTCGTGTAATTCTTCTCAAGCTGATAACCCTTGATAAGTTCTTCTTGGTTGACTTCGTACTCTTCACCATCCACTTTAACAGTGTAAAACTCACCGTCTGCTTCAGACTCAGGTTCTCCGTCATCAATAGTTTCCTTACCAGACTCTTCGCTTTCCTCCGAATCCCCCACTACTTCATCATCTTCAGTGACTTCTTCTTCTTGATATTCGTCACCAACCTCTTGAGTTTCCTCTTCAAGGATTTCTGGTGCAGTTTCTTCTACTTCAGGTTGCTCCGTTGGAGTCCCTAGGATTAAAGATGCTGCGGCTTCTACAGTTGTTGCTTGATCGCCCATTGGGTGGATCTCCTTAGTTTAAAATTAGTCTGGTATAAATGTTATTGAAAAGCTACCTGTTATAGTGTCTATATTAGTTCTAGCGTATATTGATAACTTAACATCTGATCTTTCTGGTACAGTAAGTACTAGAGTCCCTAGTCCTGTAGCTAAAGGTGACATGGGTTGTAGTAATACTGTGGCATAAGATTTCCCTGTCAAGGAAGGAATGCGAGCCTTAAGCATTATATCAGCATCATCATTCCTCTGACCCCCACCATGCATTGAAGTGAGAACCCCTGTACAGCCAGCAGGTACAGTTATCTTACATGCGCTGGAAAACCCTTGCAAAGCCCTTATCCTATCTATCTCTACACTTGTTACCTCGGAGGTTAATGATATTTCTCCAATGTTACCACCCTCATTATCACCACCTGAAAAAAGAGAGTTAACCCTTAAGAAGGTTTGAGTTGTGAGCGAGGCAGTTAAGCCACTCAGTGCCACGACTTCTGTTATCTCA